CCCATCCTTGCGAACGGGGGCCCAAAATGGTACATCTGTTGACTCGGTCAGAGGCTGAACACCTCTTTTCTTGTCAGGAGAGAGATTCTTCTTTAAGCGTAGGAGATTAATATCCCCCTCAGCTGACGGAAGACGAAAGTAAAACGGTCGTTGAGACGAATAGTAATCCGTCCAACGACTTCTTTCGTTGCTGCACACCATTTTCAGGTGCTTAGCATACTCCACACATCTTGGGTAGGCCCTTCGCTCCGGATACTTGAAACTACAGTATCGGAACTGTACTGTGCCCCACTCACCAACTTTGATAGGACTTAATTCAAAGTGGTAGTGGCGGGACAGTCTGGCATATTCGCCAAACCCGATCTTGAGACCGGCATCGTCCGGAAGGTAAGGAGGTACAAGTTTAACCAATATCTTATACCGCCTCATCAACTCTGAGCATACGCGCCAAAGTTCCTTGTCGTACAAATACTTCAAGTGCCCGAAATACTGAATGTATTTCTTAAAAGCACGATTTAAGAAGTCGTACAACCAAGGTTCTAAGGTCGTTACCTTAGTGTTGTGGGGTGCGCCCAAGAACAAGGGTCGCACGTTTATCCCGCGGTAAAAATCATACCCGCAGGATTCCCTGAAACCAGGGGCCTCTGAGTAAAAGGATTTGTCTTCATTACAAATGAAGCCACACCCTGTCACAAGCTGCATATAATCAGCAGCGTAGACGCTCGGAAGGATACAGTCGTCTCCAAACACTTTCATCACATTCCCGATTTTACGGGTGATGATCGAGAGGTCTGGGACTAGGGATAAAGCATGCCTCGCGGCATCTTCCTCCCTCTGTATCAGAGCTAGGCCTAAGGTCCAAAAGACTAAGGTCTCAAGAGGAAACGTAGTTGAATTTCCCATCGTGGCAAACATATTACAGATTAAAACTTCGTCTTTAACTTTGACGAAACCTGTTCTATATTTGTCTACCCACGAGAACCATTTACCTGGCATGAGCCAGGCAAGGAGGTCGGTAGAAACACAGTCACTAGCAGATGACCAATCAATGGTTGCATAGGAACCCGAGAGGGAACCTAAAAATGCTAGATGACCATGAACTTCTTGAGCCTTAGAAAGGTCGAGTCCAACATCCCGAAATCGAGAGTAGAGTACGTGCATAAGTCCTTGTTGAAAGAACATATTCAGCGTAGGCTCCACTGCGATAAATCTCCGGGTTGTAGAGTTTTTCTCGACCGTAGTAGCACGAGACCAACCAACTTCACTGAATGAGTCCGCAACTAAAGGACTACCATTTAGGTCCTCAATAGCGTCTTTCAAGACGCTGTCATACTTGAGGTATTCGGTAAAGTGATTGATAGCTTCTCTAGTACCGCTGATCGGGTAGGTAAATTTTGCCTCCCAACTGGTGTCTTTGAAATTGACGCCAATTGAGGTGCCACCGCTATTTTTGCAATAGCGGTAAACCTCCTCAGTGGTTACATCACCTAGAATACGGTGTGTGAATAAACGAGCCAAAATTAATATCTGGTCACGTTTATTGAAGCCACACATCGGACTCGCACGATCTACTACAAGGGGTAAATCTAAATCCCCATGAGTATATCCTGCCATATGGGAGTTAACCTTCTTAAACTTCATGAAGGCCTCCTCCTCTAGCAAGGAAGTGCGAGAACTATCTAGGCTGTCGAATTTCTTCAACGTGGATGCACACTGTGCAGCACTAAAGAACGACGAGCTATCCGGCGAGCAACATCTTAAATTGCTAATTCCGCCGAGGTCTTGGTTAATTGCTGCTTCAATAGACTGGGCTATCGAGACAGGATCGAAAGAACGTTTCTTACTCTTTCGCCTTTTCACATTTTGCATGAGTATTCTCCTTATGCAAGACGCCCTCGCAATGAGGGCAACGAACCAGTGGACCCTCAGAATGAGGGTTGAAGGAAACGCTAAGCGTTGTCGCCAATGGTCCAAAACGGATCAGAATCCGAATTGGCAACCATCTGCGAAACCAGCATGCGGCCTTCATTGATTTCATCCACTGTCGCAGCTACAGGAGCAGCGCATTCAATGCGCCAGATTTGCTCACGGATTACTCCGTCCGCGTCTGCCGCAATTGGCAGTTTCACGGTCATGTAGCGACGATCCTTACTGTCGAGCGTAACGTTGCCATTATTGGCAGCCTCAACTCCAGTAAAACGAACTCTGCGACGGGAAATACTAGTTGTATCCCCGTCGAAAACCAGGTTCGTTTGGTTCGCTTGTGAGCTACCTACTCGGGACAGCGTTGCGCTGGATCCACCAGTAGGAGCGGCGTAAGTGGTTGCCCCTTCTTGGAGCGACATATTATCAAGTGGCATAATGCCTCCTTGGTAGTTTAATTGCTTCCCGGAATACGCAGCCTTATCAGGGCTGCCAGGTCAGCTATTTTAGTTGCATCGCGGACTAACCCGCCCCAGTTAACTGGAGCGAACGCGTCAACGACAGTAGGTGCCCAGATGTTCCGGTCGTAGAGAAATTCGCGCGTCTGCCATAAATCGGCAGCTACGCTCACTACGTAGGGGGGGTCATATTGGTCAGTGTAAAGCCAATTTTCACGGCTTGACTCTTTCCAGACCACACCTCCGGTTAGGATAGACACTTTTGGGTCGGCTAGTGCACTAAGTCCGCGTAAAGCGGTACTGATATTAGTGACTCGATCTACCATAAAACTGTAAGGGTATAACGCCCATGCAGTCTCAGGTATATCACGCCAACGCAGTCCATACTTCCAACGCCAGTCAAGTACGGGGTCAGAGACCTCGTAAATGATGTACGCCTTGGCGCTCCCAACTCTTGAAGAAGAGTGGAAGTAGCTATCATAGCCACCGCCAAAGTGCTTGCGCAAATCGGGTTGCTCCTTCTTAGAAGTAGCTTTTACAGTCCCGAAAGCACGACGTCGTACAGGAACAGGTTCATCTGCGGCCTTTAAGGCTTTAGAGAGCTCAAATACCGACCGAATGGTTGGAAGAAGAGCAAACCTGTACTCTGCCCAAGCTAGGGCGAGTGCGTGAGAGACGGATCTCGCACGACCTGTTGTGACAAATTGCCTTGCACGCTTTGTTAGAGCGTAGTGAAGGTTTCGCCACGTTTTGAGAGGATTACGAAGGAGCTCAAATGTTTCTCTGAGCTCTCCGATATCTTCTGCAAAGGAGTATGGGGACCTGTCAAGATTACCAAGTGCTTTTGACTTGGCAACCCCTTCCATGAGATCCCGATCAAGCTCAGCATATTCAATACCAGAAGGATAACCCTTCCGTTGAAGCCAAGCTTGAGTCATGGATCCATCGCCCTCGGTGGTATAAACATTACCGGGGATGGCGAAAGTACCACTTCCACCACCACTAGTAACATCCACTTCGGTCAAGGTCATAGGAGAGTTGATTATTTCTCCACGTCTTTTCCTGTTATAATAATCAGGGGTAACGACATCAGTAATCTCTTTTGAGTACTGAATATTAGTCGTTATCTGAGTATTTATAACGCTGCCATTTCTTAGCAGCTTGAACGACCCCAGTAATGGGGGCGGCTCAATAGATCTGACGCGAGTCATAAGCTTTCCTCCTATTGTCTTTCACTACCTTCTGGAAGGCAGCGACCTAAATCTAAGTGGTTAACTTAGACCCTACCCTGGCGTCGTCAAAGACGGCCACCCAGAGTAGTCGAGACCGCTCCATTTGCCCCTTCTGAGTCACATGCTTCCGATATCGAGAACATCCGATTAAGGACATAGCGAGAGATGATGAACAGGTGCTGTATAATTACAGCTACCGTGTACGATCATGACTGCACTATGTGTAAAACAGAAAATTTCTGCAATGCATTAACACTGCACGTCATCGATATAGCCA